AATTGAATACTTAAGGAGAAAGCTGAATACAAAGAAAAACCGGGTGGCTCTCCGGTACAAATATTACGACATGAAAAAGCTCGTGCCGGATATGGGGATCTCTACGCCGCCTAAACTTCGGGGCTGGATCTCTATCCTGGGATGGTGCGGGAAAGCTGTGGATAGCCTGGCAGACCGCCTGGTTTTTTCCGGTTTTGCGGATGACAATTTCGATATCGGTGGGATCTATGACCAGAACAACCCGGATATCATTACCGGAGGAGCCATCCAATCGGCTCTGATCGGATCCTGCTCGTTTATTTACATCTATGCTGATGACGATGGCTTTCCCAGGATGGAAGCCATTGACGGAGGCAATGCCACCGGCGAGATCGACACGGTAACAGAGCTCCTGACAGAAGGTTATGCAGTTCTGGAACGGGATTCTTACGGAAATCCGTTGCAGGAGGCGTATTTTACTCCGGAACAGACGGTATATTACGAGCGGGGAGAGATCTCCAGAGTCTACACCCACGAAGCCGGATATCCGCTTCTGGTGCCGGTCATCAACCGGCCTGATTCGGTGAGGCCATTTGGCCACAGCCAGATCAGCCGGGCCTGCATGTCCATCATGGAATCAGCGGTCAGGACGGCAAAGAGATCCGAGATCGCAGCGGAATTCTATTCTTTCCCGCAGAAGTGGGTGACCGGCCTGGCGGAAGACGCCAAGCAGTTCGATAAATGGCAGGCTACCATGTCCTCCCTCCTGGCATTCACAAAGGATGACATGGGGGACAGCCCTACGCTTGGCCAGTTCAGCCAGCAGAGCATGGGACCTCATCTGGAGCAGCTCCGGATGTTCGCTTCCCTGTTCGCCGGAGAGACGGGACTTACCCTGGATGATCTGGGGTTCCCTTCTGACAATCCATCCAGCGCGGATGCCATCAGGTCTCAGCATGAATCCCTGAGGCTGGCGGCAAGGAAGGCACAGAGGAACTTTGGAACCGGATTTTTGAATGCCGGCTTTGTGGCAGCGTGTCTGAGAGACGAGTATAAGTACCAGCGAAGACTCCTGTACCTGACCAAACCTCAGTGGGAGCCCATCTTCGAACCGGATGCCTCTCAGCTTTCCGGGATCGGAGATGCGATCATCAAGATCCAGCAGGCTTTCCCGGATTACTTTACGGCGGATAAGCTCAGGGAGCTGACCGGAATCTGACGGAGGCATAAATGGCAGACATTGACGTATCTCCGGGCATCCTGGAAAATATGCATAAGGCAATTGATACAAACAATGCCAATAAGAGGGCCCGGAACCGACTGATCGTAAAAGCGGAAAAAGGTCAGGCGGGATACAAAGATGCCTATGAGTATGCCGGGCTTCGCGGCAGGGCAGCGGCTGATGCCATCAGGGAAATTGAAGAAACAGACTTGCCAAACGGCAGAATGTATTTTAATATAGCGGATAAGAGCATTCGTCCTGTTCTGGAAGAAACCGGTGACGATGTCTTCTCTTTCGCTTCACAGCTCCTTGAAAATGTAAATGAAAAAGCCGGGATCCATCTGAAGCCGGTCCTTCCGGATCCGGAGGAGACCAACGAAAAGATCAAAGGGATCCTTGACCTGGCATCCAGCAATGAACACTGGAACGAAGTCCGGGAAGAAACGGCCCAGACTGTCGAGAACTTCTCCAGGAAATGTGTCGATGATCATATCCGGGCAAATGCAGAAAGGCAATATGAAGCCGGGTTGACCGGTAAAGTGGTCCGGACAGCTTCAAGAGGCGCCTGTGAATGGTGCGAGGATGTTGCCGGAAGCTACGAATATGCAGCGGTAAAGGGCAAAGGGGAAGATGTCTGGAGAAGACATGCCAACTGCGACTGTGTAATCGAGTATGAACCGGTAAAGGGGAAGCGCCAGACCGTCTCCAGTGGGAGTTACAGGCAGAAGAAGGATAGCCTGAGTCCGCAGGAGAGGGAGAGAAGGGCGGAACGAGGACTCGGTAGTAGTAAAGGTCTTGGCTCAGGGAAAGGCGATGACTTTATACCGCCTCATGATCCTCCGGTGCGAATCGGGAAAACGACAAATAATGAAGAGTATGAGATTGCACTAAAAGAATTTAAAGAGAGAGTAACTGATGCGCCAATTGAACATGCGTTAGTCATAGAAGCAGACGGAACGATTACAGAATGCTTTGGGATAGAAACACGAGTATGGCCAGATGCGGACCTTGGAACAAAGAGGATCGAAAACGCTATTGTTTCGCACAACCATATACCGGAATATACAACGTATTCATTTGGAGCAGATGATTTTAAGTTTTTCAGAGATAATCCAATCATTGAAATGTATGGATTTGATGATAAATATGAATATTGTCTAACGAGATTAAGTCGTGAAATTGATTTGCAACCTGAGAACTGGAGAAGTTTAGAGAATTATCAGCATTCACAAATCATTTACCTTGCACAGCAGTATGGATTTGGATATACGCGGAGGTTGAGATGACATATTTAGAAGCAACTGAAAAAGTCAAAAGCCTATTTTGGGAACTGAATACTGAGAAGGAAAAAATAATAAACAAGGCAGTCGAGCAGGGAAGATGGCAACCGGGATTGGATTCAAATGCAAATCTTTTTTCTGCAATTGATGCAGAATACAAAGAAAAAATAGAAAAGCTATGGAATTCCATTGATGACTGGACGGGATATCATGGAAACTCGTAAATTAATGATATTTTAAATTAAAGGTGATAGATATGGCAAAAGATGATTACTCCGTTGTTGTCTTGAAAATACTGTCTTATCTCTATGGCTGCTTAAAAAATGGTGAAGATCCATCAGCAGAGGTTCTTTCACCGTCTGGGGCATGGTTCCAGACGAAAGGCAAGCCTCTTAATGAGTCATACTGGGAAAATATATTGAGTATGCTTCAGGAAGACGGCTTGATCAAAGGAATCAGGTATACCAAGCCATGGGGAGCAGAGAAGATCAGGATCAGTGATATCAGTGAAATAAGAATTACCACTGCCGGGATCTCATACCTTCAGGAAAACAGCTCAATGAGAAAGGCCCTGGAAGTCCTAAAAAGCATAGGTGATGTCGCTGCGAAAGCAATCTCCGCCATTGTTCCATTTGCTTGAATAACAAAAAAAATAACAGCCACCTCATCTGAGGTGGTTTTTTCATGCACTTTTGTGCACATCATACCTTTATGGGACAATTTCATGAATGAAAGGATAGGACAGCAGGATCCTACGACTTCCATCGTCCTTCCGTATACCGATACTGACGGTGAACTGGCGGTAGATCTCTATGAGATGACCGGCCGGAAGGCGATGCCTTGGCAGAAGAGCTTGATCTACGATATTCTGGCCAGGAATGAAAACGGCCAGTGGGTCCATACGCGGTTCGGATATCAGGTGCCGCGCCGGAACGGCAAAGGCGAGATCATCATCATGCGGGAGCTGTTTGGCCTGGCAACAGGCGAAAAGATCCTGCATACAGCGCATCTGACTTCCACGTCACACAGCGCCTGGGAGAGGATGATCGCGATCCTGGACTCGCTGAATGTCGATTACAGATCGATAAAGGCGAAGGGTCAGGAGCTGATCCGGCTGGAGAGTGGCGGTGAGATCCATTTCAGGACCAGAACAGCCACCGGCGCCCTGGGAGAAGGTTTCGACCTGGTGATCATCGATGAGGCCCAGGAATACCGTACAGAGCATCAGACAGCGCTGAAATACGTAGTCACATCGTCTTCGAATCCTCAGACACTCATGTGCGGGACGCCTCCGACAGCGGTATCTGCCGGAACGGTCTTCAAAGACTTCAGAAGCGACGTGCTTACCGGGACGGCCCAGAATGGCGGATGGGCGGAATGGTCAGTGCCGGAGCTCTCGGATGTGAATGACCGGGATCTCTGGTACCGGTGCAATCCATCGCTGGGGATCACCCTGGAAGAGCGGTCCGTGGCGGACGAAGTCGGAAGATCCGAAGCAGAGAAGATCGATTTTAACATCCAGCGGCTGGGGCTGTGGATGAAGTATGAACTGAAATCCGCCATCAGCCGGGCCGCCTGGGATGCCTGCGAACTGAAAAAGAGGCCTGATCTTAAGGGCAAACTTGCCGTAGGGATCAAGTACAACATAGACGGAACCAGCGTGTCTCTTTCGGTGGCCGCGAAAATGGCAGGAAACGGCGTGTTTGTGGAAGCGGTCGCAAGGAAGAACGTCCGTGAGGGAAATGACTGGATAATCGCCTTTCTGGCGCGTCTGGGGAAGCCAAACATCTCCCGTATAGTGATCGATGGAGCAAACGGGACCGAGCTTCTCCGAAAGGACATCCAGGCAAATCACTTGAAAGCTCCTCTGATCCCTCACACGAAGGAGGTGATCGAAGCCAACCAGGGGTTTGAGCAGGCCATTTACAAAAAAGAATTATTCCATATGTCTCAGCCTTCACTGGCAGCGGTGGTCTCCAATGCGGAGCACAGGCCCATCGGCCGGTCCGGAGGCTTCGGATATAACCCGATAAAAGAAGAATATGACATCTCACTGATGGAATCGATTGCCCTGGCACACTGGGCAGCGGTGAACTATAAGGATGTCGTACAGGAAATATCATATTGATGTTAAAGGCACCGGAAACGGTGCTTTTTTCATAGATTTTACGCATACCTCAGCGGGAAAGAGGGGAAAGGATAAACATGGCTGAAGAATTTAAAGCTATTACCACACAGGAAGAGTTTGACAATGCGATCAAATCCAGATTAGCCCGGGAAGAGTCGAAGATCCGGTCACAGTATGCAGATTATGAGGACCTTAAAAAGGCACGGGAAGCCTTTGACAGTGAAAAGAAGAAATATGAGTCCGAAATGCAGACGAAGATCAACGATTTGACCAATCAGCTGACGAAGGCTAATGAAACGATCAAACAGAGCAATATCCAGAATCTGAAGACAAAGATCGCAGCGGAATCCGGACTTCCTGCAGGCATGGCAGCACGCATCTCCGGAGAAACGGAAGAAGAGATCCGGAAAGATGCAGCGGCATTGGCTGAGATCTTCAAAGCCGAAAACAGAAAAGATCTTCCGAGGTTCAGCGGAGAGCCGCATATTACCAAAGAAGATGAGAAGAATGCAGCCTTAAAGGAACTGCTCAAAAATTTGAACAATAAGGAGTAAAAAATGGCAAATGTACTTGCTAAGGGATCTCTGTTCCCGCCTGAACTTACCAACGAACTGATCAACCTCGTCAACGGAAAAAGCTCCCTGGCGAAGCTTGCTGCGCAGCGGCCTCTTTCCTTCGTGGGAAATGAGATCTTCACCTTCACTCTTGATAAAGAGGTGGATGTCGTTGCCGAAAATGGAGCAAAATCCAACGGCGGCGCTACCATGGGCTCCGTGTCCATCGTCCCCGTGAAGATCGAATACGGAACCAGAGTATCCGATGAATTCAAATATGCCTCTGAAGAGCAGCAGATCGAATATCTGAGGGCTTTTGCAGAAGGTTTTGCTGCCAAGGCGGCCAGAGGTCTGGACATCATGGGCTTCCATGGCCTGAACCCCAGGACTGGTTCCGCATCCGCTGTGATCGGCACGAATCATTTTGATTCCCTGGTCACGAACACGGTCAACCTGTCTTCGGATCCGAATGCCAACGTAGAATCTGCGATCGCTC